TACTAAAGAAAGCTACATTATTAATTGGTCATTCTGTTTTAGGATTTGACATTCCTGCAATTGAGAAAGTTTTTGGTTATAGATATGAAGGTGGAATATTAGATACCTTATTATGTTCAAGATTAATTTGGACTAATAGAAATGACTTGGATTGGCAATACAAACAATTACCACCTAAATTGTATGGGAAACATTCACTAGAAGCATGGGGTTTTAGAGTAGGACTTCGCAAAGGAGATTTTCAAGAACACAATACTTTTGATGTTTGGACTAAAGACATGCAAGACTATTGTGAACGGGACGTAGAGGTTTGCCATTTACTTTATAAATTAATTGAAGCTGAAAATTATTCTAAAGATGCAATTAAATTAGAACATCAATTTGCTTATTGGATACATAAACAAGAAGTTGGTGGTGTTGATTTTGATGAGACGACTGCTCAGTCGCTACATTCAATCCTTACTAAAAGAAGGTTAGAGTTAGAAGAAAAACTTTCTCTAACCTTCGGTACTTTGAAAAAATCTATAGGTTTTAAAACTTATAAAAGAGACAATAAAAAAAGAGGAATTAAAGCAGGTGTTCCAATCGAACAATTTAAAAATGAAATCTTTAATCCTAATTCAAGAGACCAAATAGCATACAGATTGAAAATTTTAGGTTGGAAACCAAAAACATTTACTGCAACTGGAAAACCAGAAGTAAATGAAAAAGTTTTAAATGGAGTTTCATATCCTGAAGCAAAAATAATATCAGAACATTTATTAATACAAAAAAGATTAGGTCAGCTTTCTGATGGCGAACAGGCATATCTTAAATTAAACAAAAAAGGAAAAATTCATGGAAAAATTATCACTAACGGAACAGTTACGGGCAGATGCTCACATCACTCTCCGAATTTGGCGCAGTGTTCTAGCAAAGCCGTTAAATATGGTTCTGCGATGCGGGAGCTTTTTATTGCTCCTACCAATATGGTTATGTGTGGCATTGACTTTTCTGGTCTGGAGCTTCGTGTGTTGGCAAATTACTTGTATCGTTATGACAACGGGGATTTTCAAAAAAAATTACTTGAAGATGATGTACATACCATCAATCAAAAATCTCTTGGATTGGACAGTCGTGATAAAGCTAAAACTTTTATTTATGCTTACATTTACTCTGCAGGAAATGAACGCATCAGCGAAATTCTTAATATCTCTGTTTCAGAAGCAAAAAGAATAAGAGAAAAATTTGAAAAAGCAATTCCTGCATTAAAGAATTTAAAACAAGCTGTCGCAATTAAATACAGAAATCAAAAATGGATTTATGGTTTGGATAAAAGAAAATTAATGTGTAGAGCAGAGTTCAGCTCACTCAATACTTTAATCCAGTCCGCAGGAGCTTTGCTTGTAAAGGCAGGAACTATCATAATTAATAATGATTTAGTTAAAGAAGGTTTCAAATGGGGAGAAGATTATAGAATGGTTTTACATGTTCATGATGAAATTCAGTTTGTAGTTCTTAAAGATAAAATAGAAAAATTTAAAGAAATAGCTAATCGGTTATTCGATAAAACCCAACAATATTTTAATTTTAAATGTCCTTTAGCAGGAGAAATTAAAGTTGGTTATAATTGGAGTGGAACACACTAATAAATTCGACTTAGACTTACAGTTTGGTAAGAAGTATGAAAATGCACTTCAAAGAGCTGTCGAAGGAACTAATGAATGTAAGTGTGACAGAATTTGGCATAGGACAGGTAACGTATATATAGAGACTGAAAGCAGAGGAAAGCCATCAGGCATTAATGTTACTGAAGCTAAATATTGGAGCTTTTGTTTACATTCAAAAGATAGAGGAGAAGATGACCAGATTTGGTTACTTATTCCTACCCACTTATTAAAAGAATTTATTAAAGACTATCCAATTAAAAAAGGCGGAGATAACTGGACTTCAAGAGGTCATATCGTTCCTGCCAAAGATTTAGTTGATTTTCAAATTCAACAACTAAAATTCCATGATAAAGAAATTCAAGTATCACAAATATAAAATAACTTGGTTTGACCCAACAGGTTCAACTGAATGGACTACCGAAAAAGAATTTAACGCATTTACACCTGAAGAATGTGTAATCGAAGCATTTGTTTTTTCTAAAGATAAGAAATTCATAAAAACATTTGCTTCTTATTCACAAGACAGCGAAGGGGAATTTCACTTCGGCGATACGAATGTTTTACCTAGAGCAACAATAATAAAAATGGAGAAAATATATGAAAAATATAAATGAGTTCTACAGCAATACTGAAAAGTACATGCTAGTAGATGGAGACCTTCTGGCATACAAACTTACTTCTGCTTTAGAGGAAGTTGTTGACTGGGGAAATGATAATTGGACTTTATGGTCTGATTTCAAAAAAGCAAAACAATTATGGACACAATCCATTGCGTTTTACATGAGTTTAACAAAATCCAAAAATCCTGTCATTTGTTTTTCTGATGACAAGAATTTCAGAAAACAATTGGATAGCGACTATAAATCTTATCGTAAGAAAATAAGAAAACCTATTTGTTATAAATCACTTAAAGATTGGATTATGAAAACACACAAATGTTTTTCGTATAAAACTTTAGAAGGTGATGACACAATTGGTTTACTAGCCACAGGAAAATATAAAAATAATTGTGTCATAGTTTCAGGAGACAAAGACATGAGAACGATACCTGCATGGCAAATTTGTATTATAGATGACACATTAGAAACAGTAGATAACAAACTTGCAGACTACAATTTTTGTACTCAGGTTCTTACAGGAGACCAAGCTGATGGCTATAAAGGTTGTGTAGGAGTTGGTGCAATAAAAGCATCTAGAGTTCTTTTAGATAAAAAAGGTTTACCAGAATTATGGGAAGCTGTTCTTCAAGAATATACAAGAAACAAATATCAAATTGATGATGCTTACCATCAGGCACGACTTGCCCGTATCCTAAGAGAAGGCGAGTACAATTATCAAACTAATCAACCTTTATTATGGAGTTATAAATATGAACACTACAGAAATTTTAGAGAAAACCAAAAAGCTAGTTAGTGAAAGTCGCCATGACAAACATGGAGATAAAGTAATTAACCATGAAAATATTGCTAGGTTATGGACTGGCTATTTACAAAATAAATTTAAAATAGCTTTAGTAATACTTCCTGAAGATGTTGCTTGTCTAATGTCACTTTTAAAGTTGGCAAGAACACAGGCAGGAAAGTTTAATCTTGATGATTTTATTGACAGTTGTGGTTATTCCGCAATTGCAGGTGAAATAGCATTCAAGCGAAATACTATAAAAAGTTCCACTTTAGGAGTATCCAATGGAAAAAAAGAGAAGAATACCAACGATAAGTAATGATTTAATAAAGTACTTAGATGCTATTTTTCCTAATAAATGTGCTGACCTTCAGGATACCGAAAAGAAAGTCTTTTATAAATCAGGACAAAGGTCAGTCGTAAATCACTTAATAAAAGAGAAAAAAATACAAGAGGAGAATTAATATGTGTGTTTCAATAAAAGCACCTTCAATGCCACCTGCACCAGAACCAATTCCTGCTCCGCCACCTAATACAGTTTCAGGTGCGTTGAGTAAGCAGAAAGTTCCTGCGTATGCAGATGCGTCAGGTAGAAATGTTAATGTTGCTTCAGCTTACTCACGAAGACGAGTAGGACGTGGCACATTAAGAATACCTTTAGCGTCCAGTGGGTTAACAGCAAGTGGCTTAAATTTACCAAGTAGCTAATTTTAATGGCAACAGAAAAATATGTCTTATCAGATAAAGCAATAGAAGACAGAAGTTCTATTCAGGCACAATACAGTAAATTAGAAATTACCAGAGAAACTTATTTAGAAAGAGCAAGAGATTGTGCAAAATTAACAATCCCAACTTTATTTCCTGATAAAGGTGTAAACGAAGCTACTGATTTTCAGACACCTTTCCAGAGTATAGGTGCAAGAGGAGTGATGAACCTAGCATCAAAATTGATGTTGGCACTTTTCCCACCTCATGCGCCATTCTTTAGATTAAGTGTTGATGAGTTAGTTTATAAACAAATTCAAGGTAGTCCCGAACAAAAACAAACTATTGAAGTTGGTTTATCTAAAATTGAAAAAGCTGTCATGGACAACATGGAAGTTTCTAATGACAGAGTTGCTGTTTATGAAGCATTAAAACAATTAATAGTTTCTGGGAATTGCTTATTAAGATTAACAGAAAAAGGTTTAAGAGTTTTTCGTTTAGAAAATTATGTACTTAAAAGAGACCCACAAGGTCATGTTTTAAAAATTATAATTAAGGAAAGTTTAAGTCCTGCAACTTTACCAGATAAAATTAGGAAAGCTGTTTTAGAAAATAAAGAAGAAGATTACGATAAGGATAAAGATTTAGATTTATACACTTGTATTATTAGAGAACCAAAAAGATATTCTGTGATGCAAGAATGTAATAAGAAAATTATTTTACAATCAGAATATAAATTAGACCAACTTCCATACATTGCTTTAAGATTTAATAGAGTTGATGGCATGGATTACGGAAGGTCACACGTGGAGCATTTCTACGGAGATTTGCGTAGCTTAGAGGGATTAACAAGAGCAGTATTAGAAGGTTCATCAGCATCAGCAAAAATGCTTTTTATGGTTTCGCCAAATGGAACTACTAGAGCTTCAGCATTAGCTTCTGCTCCAAATGGAGCAATCATAGAAGGAAATTCAAATGATGTGTCTGTCTTACAGGCAAATAAGTTTGCCGATTTTCGTATCAGCTTTGAAATGATGAATAGAATTGAAACAAGATTAAATTTTGCATTTTTATTAAATGCAAGTGTCCAACGTCAAGCTGAGAGAGTTACAGCTACAGAGGTGCAATTAGTAGCCCAAGAATTGCAAGATGCTCTGGGCGGGATTTATGGATTACTTACTACAGAATTTCAGTTGCCTTACATACATGCAAAACTTGCAATGTTAAGACAACAGAAATTACTACCAAACTTACCTAAAGATATTGTGCGTCCAAAAATTATTGTTGGTATGGAAGCACTTGGTAGAGCAAGTGACAGACTAAGACTTTTACAGTTTATGTCTGACCTTGCAGGAACTTTAGGTGCAGATGTTTTAGCAAGACATATTAATCTTGATGATGCTATCAAAAAATTCGCCATTGCGAATGGAATTGACACTGACTGATGGATTATTAAAATCTGCTGAACAAATCCAACAAGAACAACAACAGGCACAGCAACAGCAGTTTGCCCAACAGGCACTAGCCGACCCTAGAGTAGCGATAGAAGCAGGTAAGCACATCACTAACTCTGGCAAACAATTAGCTGTCAATCCTGAAGGCGGTGTCTCAATCGCAAACACAGAGGAGTAAAAAAACTATGACAGATAAAGTTGAAATAAAACCAGACAGCACTAATGAAACATTAGAACAGTCTGCAGAAAAACTTCAAAAAGAAGGTATTGATGTATCTAAAGATATTATTACTAATTCAGATGCTTCAACAGAACCAACTACTGAAGTTAAAGAAGAAGAAGTACCAAAAGAAACAAGACATAACTTCTTGCCTGAAAAGTTCAGAAATGTTGAAGAACTCGCAAAGGCATACGGAGAATTGGAGAAACAATTTTCTTCAAGACCTAAAGAAGAAGTTCAAGAAGGTGTTAAAATTCCTGAACCTTCAAAAGAACCAGAAAATAAAAGAGTTCAAACTTTAGATAAATTTTATGATGAATATGCTGAAAAAGGTTCTTTAGCGGAAGATAGTTATAAAGAATTATCTAAACAAGGATTAAATAAAGAACTTGTTGATGGATATATTTCTGGACAAAAAGCATTAGCAGAAAACCATACAAAAGCCATTCAAGATACAGTTGGTGGAAAAGACAAATATGGTGAATTGATTACTTGGGCAGGTAAAAACTTATCTGAAACTGAACAAAGTACATTCAATAATTTAGTTGAAGGTGGAACTTTAGATGAAGCTAAAT